ATAAAGCACGACACAAAACAAAAGAGTTTTAAGGTAGAAGTGATTGACCACAATACAAGTAAATAAAGTATATAACCATCTAACCAATTCTAATAAGAAGATAACATTAGAAGTTGGTGGAACTAGGAGCGGTAAAACATTCAATGTCCTCCTGTGGATTATATTACACTATTGCCAACACAACGAAAACAAAACGATTACTATATGCCGTAAGACATTCCCTGCTGTACGTGCTACTGTGATGCGAGACTTCCTAGAGATACTCAAACGTATGGACTTATACGATGAACAGCACCACAATAAGAGTAACCACGAGTATAAGCTAGACAGTAACCTTATAGAGTTTATATCATTAGACCAACCACAAAAGGTCAGAGGACGTAAAAGAGATTTACTATTTGCCAATGAGATGAACGAGCTGACGTTTGAAGATTGGCAGCAATTAGTATTTAGAACAACAGACAAGATAGTAGGAGACCTTAACCCTTCTGATGAGTACCATTGGATATGGGAGAAGCTAGAGCAAAGGGAAGATGTAGAAATATACAACACTACCTACCTAGACAATCCATTCCTAGACGATAGCATAAGAAGCGAGATAGAACTACTAAAAGACACAGACGAAAACTATTGGAGAATATATGGACTTGGACAAAGAGCAATATCTAAAGCAACTATATTCAAATACACGGAGATTGATAGCATACCTGATGATGCACAGCTTGTGGCTTATGGGATGGACTTTGGATTTAACGACCCTACTACACTTGTTGCGACATACAAGAAAGACCACAACCTATACTTTAAAGAAATGCTATACAGGTCAAAGATGACAACAGAGGACATACACCAATATCTAAAAGGAGTAGAGGTATTAGGTATGACTTATGCAGATAGCGCAAGACCTGAAATAATAGAACAGTTGCGTAGATACGGACACAAGGTGATGAAGTCTTATAAGGGTGCTAATTCTGTACTAGCAGGGATAGACCTACTTAAAAGATACAAACTCCACGTAACAAAGGATAGCGAGAATATGATAAAAGAGTTTAGAAGCTATAAGTGGAAAGAAGATAGAGCAGGTAGGATAACTAACGTACCTGAAGATTTACACAACCACACACTTGATGCAGCTAGGTATAGTTGCTACTCTATATTAAGTAAGCCTAACTTTGGTAAGTACTACATACATTAACTTTATAAACATTTGGTTAATTAAAATATTGTTTATATATTAGCACTATAAAACAAACATTATGAAACGTAAGATAGAAAACTTTATATTTGACACAATAATATACGTAGCTGCTTTTGGACTAGTATGCACGTTTTGCCAACTATGCGCACACGCTGATAAATGGATGGGGTTATGAAAGATTTAAAACTTTTTATAGTGGTTATTCTGACACTAACATTTTTAGTTTGGTCTAAACATTACTTGGGGATATGATAGTAGAAATAGGAAACAAACACTTTAGAGATACAGGGGAAACTATGCAAGAGGTATATTGGAATGAAACCTTTGAGGAGTGGACACCTGTACTATGGGAGCAACAAATGGAGATATAAATAACAAACAATGAGAAACAAACACAATAAAGAATTTACAGAAGAAGATAGAGAGCAGATTTTAGAAATGCTTTCACTTGCACAAGAAAGACTTGAACAATCAGCAGAAGAACATTTTAAAGAAGATTGGAGGCTTTATACTTTTCTTGATTTAAGAATAAATACATTTGTTGTAGAGGCACTAAATGAGGCTATAATAATAAATAAATTAATTGATTTTGATGTAAAGTATTACGAAGATGAAACTACATAAACTACACACAGGAGTTATAATAACCCACATACACACAGGCATAGGGATAAGCGTAAAGGCTAGACATCCTAAAGACAAGGATTACATAGTGTGGGAATTACTACACAAAACACAACAATTTTATAGAGGGCTTTTATAGCCCTTTTTTTTATTCCTAAAAACCTGCTTTATATACGTTATATTTATATGAAGTATGAATTAAACGTACCTACAAGCCTAAACGAGATAACTCTTGGTCAATACCAACAGTATCTAAAACTACCTGAAGGCTTAACCGAAAACCAAGTAGCACTTAAAATGGTGGGTATCTTCTGCCAAGTGCCTGACACAGTTGTAAGAAACATCAAAGCTGCTGACATACAAACAATAGTAGCAACCCTTACAAAGATGTTTGAGGACACTCCTGAACTAACAAGAGAGTTTAAACTAAACGGCAAACGATACGGCTTTATACCTAACCTAGACGATATGTCTTTTGGCGAGTACATAGACATAGACACATACTTGGGGGATTGGGATAACATAGAGAAAGCTATGGCAGTCCTTTACAGACCCGTACAGGGCAGTTATGACAAATTATACAACATAGAGCCATACGAAGCTAAAGATGCGTTAGAGTACAAGCATATGCCTTTAGGAGTTGTATTAGGTTCTATTGTTTTTTTTTACAATTTAGGGAGCGAATTGTGTCAGGTTATGATGGATTATTCACTCAATCAGGAAATGACCTATCAACAGAAGCAAACTTTGGAGCAAAGTGGGGTTGGTATCAATCAATATACGGATTGGCTCAAGGAGACGTTACAAGATTTGAAAATATCACTAAACTAAATATGCACGAATGTTTATATGCATTAGAGTTTATGAAAGAGAAAAACGAATTAGAAGCAAAAAGAATTAAACGAAATGGCTAATACAGCAGTAAGAGGTTTTTACCTAATCACGCAAACTATAAAAGACCAACTACTATTGGATGAAAATGTCAATACGGTTACAACAGGAGATTTAACAGAGATAGACTTATCCAAGCAAACTATATTCCCATTGTCGCACGTTATCATAAACAGCGCAACCATACAAGAACAAGTAATTAGATTTAACATCACAGTCCTAGCTATGGATGTTGTAGACTTTAGCAAAGAAGAAACAACAGATATATTTATAGGCAACAACAACGAGCAGGATGTACTTAACACACAACTAGCAGTATTAAATAGATTGTTTGGATTGTTAAGACAAGCAGACGTTAGCGATGTGTACTCACTTGATAGCGACCCTAGCTGTGAGCCGTTCTATGACAGATTTGAAAACGAATTAGCAGGGTGGAGTACAACCTTTGACATAACCATTCCTAATGACATATACCTATGCTAGACAATACAGAGGATATATTGAATGGCTTTGCCAAGAGAGTTATACAACAATCTAGGACACGACTAACTAAAGGTAAAAAGAATAGTAGTAAGGAATTATACAACAGCCTTAAATACGACCTTAAAACATCTGCAAATGCATTTATACTAAACTTCTTTATGGAGGATTATGGTATTTATCAGGACAAGGGTGTAAGTGGTACTAAAAAGAAATACAACACACCATTTAGTTATAAGGATAAGATGCCTCCACCACAAGCATTAGACAAGTGGCTAGTGAGAAAAGGTATTAAAGGAGTAAGAAACGAACAAGGGCAATTTATAAAGAGAAAGAGTTTACAGTATCTAATGGCTAGAAGTATATTTAGAAAGGGTATTAAGCCAAGCAATTTCTTTACAAAGAGTTTTGAACAAGCATTTGACAAACTACCAAAAGAGTTAGTAGATGCATACAAATTAGATTTAGAAGAATTTTTAACATCAGCAACAAGTGGCAACTAAAATAAACGTAAGAAGTCCATATTATGTAAAAGCAAGTAATGCTAGTTTGGCATCAGCTACTTTAAGCCTGTATATATACACAGGTACATTTACAACGGATAAGGGAGCAGCTAAATACACAATAACTAAAAACGAGATAAGCACTAACAACTATGTTGTTTTTGAAATTGCAGAACTTGTAAGGGATTACCTAGATATAGAATTTGATGGGGAGTACGATAGTCAAACCGTATGGGTTGAAGCTGATATAGAAATGTTTGATGCTATCAATGGAGGTGGTTCTAGTTTAGGCACAACAAGCACAGACTATATTGCCTTTGATGGTTACGGATATTTTGAAGATGCTATCAATCCTGAATTAAGTAGAACGTACCTACAAAGTAACAACACTATATTTAGACTTGATGACCAAAATGTAAGAGTACCTGTATTTACAGAAGATACTGATAGTGTTACATATAGATACAAAGGGGAAACAAAAAGAACTGACCTAATAAGTAGTAGCACAAATACTAATGGACAAATAGAATATATTACAGTATCAGGAAGCGACAACACAGACACCTATCAGCAAAGAGTATTAGCAGATGGTGGTACTTTAGAACTTACAGAATGTTTAGATGCGTTTTTAGACAGTATTGATATAGGCTTGGTAGATGAACTATATATCAATTCAGATAGTGGCACACAAATCGTTAAAATAGTTACAGAACCTTGCTCAAAATACGAGCCATATAAAGTTACGTTTGTAAACAAGTTTGGCGCGTTACAAGATATTTGGTTTACATTAAAAAGCACAGAGAGCCTAAACACAAAGGGCGAAACCTACAAATCAAATGTAGTAGACTTTGGCACACTAACATACGACACCTACAAACCACAGGTAGCACAGTATAACAAACTAGGAAAGGAAAGCATAACCCTAAACACTAACTATTTAAGTGAGGAGTATAACGAAGTTATTAAGCAGCTTATGATGTCAGAGCAAGTATGGCTCACTAAACTAACAGATGAAGAATTAGTGCTAGGAATTATACCAAAGACACAAAGCGTAACATACAAAACAAGCCTTAATGATAGACTTGTACAATATACAGTAGACTTTGATTATGCGTTTGATAAAATAAACACAGTAAGATAGTGGTTATACAATTATACATAGAAGGACAAAGGGTTGAGTTATTTAAAGACGAAAGTGTTACAATAACTGACAGCATCCAAAACGTAAAGGATATAGGTTCTATATTTACAGCCTTTAGTCAATCTTTTAATGTACCTGCAAGTAAGGCTAATAATAAAATATTTAAGCACTATTATAATTATGATATTGATTTAGCATATTCTTTCAATGCTAATGATTTGGTTTCAGGGATTATAGAACTAAACAACCTGCCATTTAGGAAAGGTTTTATAGGGCTTGATGGTGTTACATTAAAAAACAATAAAGCACACTCATACAAAATTACATTCTTTGGAGAAACAGTAGATTTAAAAACAAAACTAAAAGAAACTAAATTAAGTACAGTATTTCAGGGAGTTACTACTTATGACCACGAGTACGGAGTATCAACTGTCAAAACAGGATTACAAAGTAGTTTGGCAAGTGGAGCAATAAGATACCCTTTAATATCACACACAGAAAGATTATTCTTTGATAGTGGTACGCATATTGCTAATGACCGTAATTTACACTATGATACAGGTGGCGGTGGAGGTGGTTCACACAATCACGGTATAAGATACAATGACTTAAAACCTGCTATAAAATTAAGTACTATTGTAGATGAAATAGAAAACTTTACAGGATTGACTTTTACAAGTGGAGCAAGTGATGACTTTTTCGACGAAACTAATAATCCTTTGTGGGGTACTTTATATTTGTGGTTAAGTAGAGTAAAAGGCGCACTAGGTTTAAACGTAACAGGGACAGCAGTTGTAGATATGCCATTTACAGACTTTGATTTTTCAAGCGCAAGCCCTAATGAATGGTCACCCGAATTACAAGGTACTACCCCTGCTTTCTCTCCATATTCTAGGATAAATTCAGGAGTTTGGACTATAAGACCACAAGCAGCTTTTTTTCCGAGTGATACATCGTACCAATACTATACAACTTTTACGCTAACAAGCACATCACAATATACAATGATTATTGAAGATGTTACAAGTACTCCATTTACAGTAGCATCAACAACAGGAACAGGAACACTTACATTAAGTAATGTGTTTGTAGGTACAAATAATGTTTATGGTCAAATAAGAAAAATAAGATATAGGGTAACAAGCGAAGACCCTGCTATAACATTCACACCTACAATTGACTTCAAGTACCAAATCTTTCAAAGTGGTAGTCTTTCAACATTTCGCACACAAATTACAGGTAACGCAATAGAGCCTAATGGTGCTGTTAGTAATATAGTAGTATCAGACCAAATGCCTGATTTAAAAGTAATAGATTTTCTCACAGGGCTATTTAAGATGTTTAACCTAACAGCTTTCGTACAAGACGATGGTAAGATTAAGGTAATGACATTAGATAATTTTTATAACGCAGGTAATTCTTATGATGTAAGCGAATTTATAGACGTGAATGAAAGTAATGTGAATTTTGCAATACCTTATCAAGAGATAGCATTTAGATTTAAAAAACCAAACACATTTTTAGGTATAAACTTTAGCGAGATTAACAACAAAGTTTTCGCAGACCTAGAAAGCACAACAGCAGAAAACGCTGATGTACAAACAACTAATAGAGGTGGTAAGTATGTTGTTCAATTACCTTTTGGCAAAATGATTTACGAAAGACTTAATGATTTGGATGATAACACACAAAGTTTAATGCAATACGGCTACTGTACTGACAAAGACCAAAACCCTATTAACATAGACCCCCTTGTTTTAAATATAACAAATGAAACTTTAACAGCAGGGCATTATTTAAGTTTTTACAATGGCACAAGTACAGGCACAGCAGCAGGATTAACTACATATAATAGACCATCTAATACATACGGCACAAGTCAATCTTAAAGTTTTGGCGCAGAGATAGACGAGTACACAGGACTAGCAGAAGATGATAGCTTATTTGAGAACTATTATAAGAATTATATTGTAGATACTTTCAAT